TGGATGTTCCACTCATAATGAGCCGAATACATATATAAATGGATTTTTACATTAAACATATAGGTGACCCTAACTATCAAACAAGTGTTGTACAAAACAACGGTGAGATAGAGCAGTTATTGACACAGATCGAGAATACTCTTTTTACTAGAAAGAATGATGTATTAGGTGAACCTGATTTTGGATGTAATTTAGAAGATTTGGTGTATAGTTTAAACCAAAATGAATTCCAAATTAGAAACGAGATTGAAAAACAACTATCTAATTACGTACCCCTTTCTAGAAAATACGATACGTCAGTAGATGTTAAGTTTTTTAAAGGTGAAGTTAGAGATATTTGTTATGTAGACATTACTGTAAATAATGAGTACACAATCCAAGTAAATTTAAGATAAATAACTAATGGCAGAATTAAAATTTTTAAGTACACTAAGAACCAGCGCTAACCAAATTAAGGTTGATGCTCGTACTTACATTGCAAGAGTGTATAATCGTGCAAACACTCTATTTACAGAGGCTTCACCATTTGCTCAGATTGTAAATGTAATGGCAGAGCTTGGTGAACTAATTATGTTCTATGTAGAAGATGCTACAGTAGAACAAAACATTTATACTGCTCAGCAACCAGAGTCTATATATGGTCTATCAAGATTAACTGGCCATGATGCAACTAGAGGTTTTGCTGCAACTGGCGAGATTGAATTTAGATGGAAAGTAGGTGCAGATCTTGGTAAGATTGCAGGTACTGGTTTAAATATTGATGCTAGATCAGAACTATCATGTGAATTAAATAGTTTAAAATACACTATATTAAGTCAACAAGAAAAGTTTAGATTGGAAAAATCTAATAAACTTAAAGTTAAGTGTGCTATTATTCAAGGTCAGTTTGAACAACAAACATTTACTGGAACTGGAGAGCCAATGCAATCTTACAATATAAAAATTAATGGGTTAACAGATCATTCAAAAGTTACAGTTGCTATTAACGGAGAGCAATGGACTAAACATGAGTCCATGTATGACTTATTAAACGAAGAAAAAGGCTATATACTTAAAACAGGTATTTCAGGCGGGTTAGATGTTTACTTTGGTACTGGTAATTTTGGTGCAATTCCACCAGCTGGATCTGATATTCAAATTGAATATGTAAAACACAAAGGTGCTTTAGGTAATATTGACGATGGTCAAGATATTATTTTTCAATGGTTATCAGATGGTGTAGATTCTAATGGCGATGATTTTGACTTAAATGAATACCTAGAGGTTAATGTAACTTCTTCACCTAAAATGGGCGCAGACAAAGAGTCGACTGAGTTTACTAAGTTAATGGCACCTCTCGCTTCCAAATCTTACGTCTTAGCAACTCCAGACAATTACGAGTATTTCTTATCAAGATATGGTATGTTCTCGTATGTGGATGCTTACAATACCACATCGGATCAGTATTTAGATGATGATAATGTTATTTATATTTTTGCTGTACCAGATATAAAAAGAAAACTATTAGCAAGTCAAGACTATTTCTCTATTCCACAGAATGAAATGTTCTTTGACCAAAACGAATATGACAAAATGTCACAAGTAATTCAAGATAGTGGCCAACAAATGGTTACTACTGAAGTGGTATTTGTTAAACCTCAAATTAGAAAATATAGCTTAGATATTAATATTAGATATTTTGAGGGCTATACGAAACAAGAAATCTTTAGCGAAGTTAGAGCTAGAGTAAGTGACTACTTATTGAATATTACAAGAAGAGATAAATTGCCTAAATCTGATATTGTGTATATTCTAGAAGAAATTGATGGTATTGATGCAGTAAATGTGAGATTCATCTCGGAAACAGAAGAGACAGCTAGACGTCTAGGTTACTATGAGTCTAAAACTGTATCTGTTGTTCCACAAGAACCTGTAGTTTTAGAAGATATTGGTAACGGCAAACAAAAATATATTTTCTTTAAGCGCATTGAGGAAGTTAAGACCGTGGATGTAGATGCTACTACCCAAATTCCTTATACAGTTGCAGGCTTAGACGAATGGGGTGACATCATCATGGAGAAAGAAGAAGTCGCTGTCTTTAGAGGCGGATGGCAAGACCGAGATGGTGACCCTATTATTGACGACGCCCGTATTAATGCTGAAGCTGCACTTAGTGTGAATTTTGATGAAACGCCGGTACCTAGAACAATATACACTAGAGTACAGGCTGGAAATAGAAAAGCCTTGAAATAATGTTATTTAGAGACCTATTAGTTTACAAGCGTAAAAGGCTGTATAAAGTGGCCAAGCACAGAAGAGACGATCTTAAGAATACCAAGTACGACTATAAGTCTGGTCAAAGAGGTCTAATCGGTAGACAAGTTTCCCCTCATATTCAAAGAAACCAAACGATTAGAGAGTTTTTACTCTTTATCAACGATTATATGGTAGCTCTTTTAGATCAAGTAAGATATTTAAAGAACTATAAAAACTTTACAGTACAAAAAGACGACGAGACAACTAGATAACTATGTGGAATAATTTAAGATTCTTTAATGGTACTACTTCTGAATTACAGTTGGTACAGAACGCAGCAGGTGTTTGGACTGGTAAGGTCTATCTACCTGAAGTATCTGCAAATCTGTATGAAACTGTCAATTTATTTGTATTAGAAGAGGTTTTAAAAGAAGGGCAAACTTTAATCAATAAGCCAATCTCACCAAATGGTATAATAACAAAATTTGACTTTAGCTGGAAGGCTTTAGAAAAAGATCAGTCGAAAGACGTTATTATGTATGGTATGAGAATGGATGGTGGTAAGGCCTATGTAAAGGAGCTTAAATCCCAATCATTAGACTTAGCAGACTATTCAACGATAACATCACAGGATGGTGATTATCTAAAGATCGTTCGTGACCATGAGAATATTGCACTACAGATTAATATCGCGATCTCTTCACAGAACGAAGGTATTCATAAGAGAGTATTGCAAGTTAAAGCCGGAAGGTCGTGGTTGCAAGAATTGAATTTTATGGTGAAGTTGAAGCAGAAGATCCTAGATTAAAAGTATTATTAGCTAACTTAGGTGCGTCTTTAGAGGAAGAAGACTTTATGTTATTTAAGTCTCATGATATTTCAGAGATGCATCCTGATTACCAACTTCTAAATCAAAAGAGAAAAGAATTACTATTAGAGCTAAATAATATTAAGCCATTTGTTGGTACGTATAAAGCTATTCTAAATGCAATTGACTTTTTCGGTTATGATAAGATTACACTTAAAGAGTATTGGATTAATGTAGATAAAGACTCGAAGACTTTCGGTAAGTTACATGCAATTCCCGTACCTAACTCATCGGTAAGAGGAGAGAGAATAAGAAAGCGTTTGAAATTTAAGATGCCTTCTTCAACTCAAAAGAAAACTAGTAGATTTTCTTTAGTCTATAGATTAAATGAGCCTAATGGAACTTTCGATCAATGGGATATTGCAAATGTTGATGAGGTATTTGATTATACTCCAGATGAAGTCCTAATTAAATTATACGGTTTAAAGAATAGATTACAAAGAGATTTTTTACCCCTTGAAGCTAAAATCGTAGATATTACAGGAGAAGGCGACTATTTCTCTCAGAAGAACTTAAATATTTGGAAGATTCAAAATCCAATTGGCTTTTTTACAGAGGGACATAGAGTAAAGTTTGATGTATTTCCAAAAGATAGAGATCTTTTTATTGAAGATACATCGATGGTTTTAAAACCAAGCCTAGATCAAGATGATCTTACTAATAACTATAATACATTTTTAAATTTAGCTATTGGTGAAGAGTCTACCATGACTGTAGCTCAAAGAACAGAGTTAAAATCAGTCTATGAAAAATTCTACGAGACTTATCATGATAGGGAAATGAATTCATGGAACTCTAATTTTTCTTCAACTAAAATTCCAATAGGCTGTCCAGTTATTTTAGATTCTATGGAGTCTTGGGATGATGTTTGGGACGAGGCTAATTTTGTTTGGGATGATGCAGTTGATGCAAATGAAAATCTAAAAGTAACATGGAACGATTGGTGGAAAAGATGGGTATATGAAGTTGAATGGATTATTGATGGACCACAGGGATGGCACCAAGAATATAGAGGTCCAGTTGATGACTATAAAAGATTACCTGTTAATTTACCTTATGTCGGAGCTTATACTATAGAATTAAGAATTTATGATCTATTTGGCCACATGTCTTACTATAAGAAAGACGATCTATTTGAGGTTAAATTAAAAGAGTTAGAATTATATGGTATCTATAAATGGTTAGAGGTAGATAGTAAAGATAGAATTGCAACATGGGATTCTAAATCTTTAGACTGGGATAAATCAGGTGGATATTGGAATTTTGCACAAGATAACACTGCAAAGATTGATGATAACATTGCAACATTCTATCAAACTTTAGATAGAGCAAATTATTTACATAGAGAAGAAGACCAAGGTGTAAGATTCTCAATGGTAAGAAGGTTTGTCGATCCATTCTCAGATACTGGATATTCAGAAACTACTGGACCATACCAATGGGATGAATGTGAATTTAGATGGAAAGATACAGTTCATAACTGGTGGGATAACATGAGAGTTGGCCCAGATTTAACAGCATCTTTTAAGATTAACTGGATTGAACAGGGTGATATTCTAAAAATTACACATAGAAATCCATCAACAAAAGAAGTAATAGTAGGGGAGCATAAGATTTTATCTGAGTCTCCTTTAAGTGCTAATGATATTACTAGATGGGAAACTATTGCAAATGAATTAGAGGCTAGTACAGATCCTATTATCGCTAAATTTAACTATAACCCTATTTTCTTAGATGAAGATAATGATAGTGATATTGATAATTTTGATAAATTCTACTTCCTTTTATGTTCAGGTCAAGAGTATTCTAAGAACTATGATTTTGAAAAAGTAGAGATTATTAAAGACACTGCGTCTACAGTCAATGCGCCCGCAGATGGCTTTGTACACTCTGTGGCATATAATCCTTCGTGGGATAATTTAAAAGTATTTAAAAATTGGGCAGAAGTTGAAAGATCTACCCATATCACTATATCAACTGATATTTCTAAGTTTCCAGGTGCTAGAAATCCAAAATGGACTATCACTAATATAACTAACCCAGAAATCAATGATATATACTATAATAATATGTGGCTTACATACATCTTCCAAGAGCCGGGTAACTACTCGATTGAACTGGAAGCTGAAGACACGTATGGAAATAAGAACGTTGTAAAACGCAACATGTTAAAAGTAAAATAAATATAAAATGGCAAACATTACTGAAATTTTAGGTACAGATTCGGTATCATCATCGAGACCAGTTATCAACAGTAACTTTGAGTTATTAAACGACGAGTTAGCTTCAGTTGTAGCTTTAATAAACCCTACTACTGGTGTATTAAGTGGTTTATCTTCAGCAACAACACAACAGCTTAACGTAGTAGACGGCTCAGCTTTACTTTCTGTTAGTTCTGCAGGTGCAACATTTGGCACAGCAGCTACAATGCAGAATGTTAATTTAGGTGGTAAACTTATTAAGTCAGGTGTAGTTGGAACTGCTGCAGTAGCAACAACCAATACAGCACCAAGTAACTTAGATAAGTCTAACTACTTTATTGACGGGGAATTTACGCTTCCAGTTGGAGATGACGGGCAAGAAGTTACTCTAATTAATGTAGCAAATTCAGCAGTTGAAGTTAAAGCAAACACGGGACAAGGTGCTGCGCTAGCTGCTACTTCAATTAGCTTAGATGGTCTTAACTCGACGATAACACTGAGATGTTTTAACACAGTTTGGTATGTGGTAGGTTCACATAAAGTAACTGTACAATAAAAATTAAACCGAAACTGTAGATGGCAACTCCATTAGTAAGAATACCACAGCCGCAAGGTGGCACAATGTATGCTTTCGCTTCTTCGGCGAGAGATATTACTAGAGCCTTTAACAGTGCTGACATCAATTTTGAATTTAGTAAATTCGCTTTACTAGATCTACCTGATTTTACGCAATCTGTTGACGGAGCTAACGCTATTGACTTTGAGGTAAACTTAAAGCAACCCTCTGGTCAAGCATATAATGCAACTCAGCCCAATGTGGATTTCGCTCAAACATTCCAAAATTACGCATTAAATTTAGAAGAGATACTTCTAAAGGATGATGACTATGACCCAATTATTCTGCAATCCGATGCAGAAAAGATTTTCTTTAAGTGGTTATCAGCATTAGGTGCTGTAGATTTTAGACCAACTGATTCTAATGAGAGTTCAACAGGAGCATACGCTGAAAATAATAATTCTATTTTAGGCGGCTCGAACTACGATAAAGTAGTTAAATACTTAGGTCATATTGACGCTGAGAACGACGTAGCTTATCAAGGCAATACTTACCATGAAGTTTATATTAACGTACCGACAGCGGTAGGTAATACACCTCTAGTATTGTTTAAGCCTACAGACTATAATACATCTGCAACTAAACTCTATCCAACTGATGTTAACGCAGTAAATGTTGAAGGTAGAGAAGGTCAAACACATCCAGATCCTAATATTAATTTAGAACCTGTAGTAGATCAATGGACCCTAAACTCAGGACCATACTATGACATTCAAACAAATGCTACTGATTCGGTACAAATTGATTGGGAAACTGCTTCTTATGAAACAATTCAAAATAATCCAGACGTAGAGTCTTTATTAGACTATGCAAAAACTGGACAACAGTTTAAGTTTAATGCTGTTTTAGTTTATTATGATTTATATAGCTCTTCTGTACCAGCAAATAGAGCTACAAACCTGTACGGAATTCTAATCTTAGATGATATTTTAGATGCTTACGGACCGGGTACAAAAATTCACGAGCAAATTAAATTTAAGCCTAATGAAGTTACAGGCTTAAATGGTAATGCATATTCTTTAAAATTAAATCTTAAATTTAATTCATCGCTAGATAACGTAGGTGTTGAGACAAGTATAAATGACTTTACTACTTTCTCCATGGACCTTTTCATGGACACTACTACAGCGTTAGAGAATGCGACAGATCTATTACTACAAGCTAATAATAGATATAATAAAATTGTAGAAAGATTAGACTCTTTAGAAAACGTAATCTTAGGTACTGCTAGAGCTGCGGCACTTGAGTCTAGAATTCAAGAGTTAGAAGATGATTTTACAGCATCTTCATTACAGTTACAAGATTCAAATGCATTACTAGCATTAATTAATAATGCTCACACAAAAATTAATCAATTGGTAGATGGTACTATCCCAGTAGAATTACAATATAATACAGATGTAATCTTCTCAGGTAGAGGTACTACAGTTGATAAATCTATTGCAGGTAAAATTAAAGTTAATAATGATGTAGATGGTTACGCTGTATCTGATGTATATCAATGGGATATTGCATCACAGATTACGACTGGCGCATTAACCCCAACTACTCCATTTGATAACTCATTAGCAAACCAATATGGTGTTTGGGCCAAACTAAACGCATATTCAAATAGATTAAGTTTAAATAACTTGTTAAACCAAGAGGTGCTAAATAGTAACCTAAATATATACATTGATGATTCAACAACAGGTTGGAAGAAGGGTCAAGTTTTCAAAGTAGCTATTGATACGATAGATGTAGATGGTAATAATATTAACATACTAACTAATAAGTCTGGTGGGTTTAATACTACTATTACAACTATTGCTCCATCACAGCTATTAACAAATAAACCTTACTTTGAAATCGTTTGTATCGATCCGGTCAATTATGTATTTGAAGTAGATATTTTAAGATAATATGAACACGAACAACTCTATATCTAACTCTCTAAAGAAACTGCTAGAGATTAATACTAACTCGCTAAAGACGTTTGAGCGTATTAATGAAGCAGTAACTACTAATGCGAAAGACATCCCGTTAGAAATTCTAACTGACGAGGGTACTAAAATAGTATCTGTACCTGGATTCGGCTATATGAAAAGAGAACTTGAGAGATTAGATAATAATCTAAAAGCTCTAGCAGGTTTAGGTAAAGGTTCGACTAGAGTAAAATTACCAGATGGTACTTTTCAAAGTATTATTACTACTTCATTAAAAACTCCAGCAAATGATATTACGTCTTTAGCTAGACCGACTGCTTTTATTTCAAAGCCTAATTATTTTGCAGAAGATTTCTTAAACCCAATGTTAGCCACAACGATAGATGTTAGTGGTCAAATTCCAAATGATACAGAAAGGGTTTTAGTAAAAAGAATTTTATTTGATGGTACAAATCAAGTAGCAGTAGACTTCTTTAATGAAAATTATAGAGACCAAGATAATATTGATTACTTAACTGCTATTAGAGATATTGTCAATAACAACATTGCATATACACTTGACGAAGAGTTAAGAGATATGCCTTATAGAACTACACAATATACTGGCAAGTTTGATGTCCTATCAATTTCAAATTCTCAAAGAGAAGTTTTAGAAGATGGTATTACTGTAAAACAGGCTATCAAATTATATACTTTAGATAGATTAACATACTCAGATAATGATAAAGATCTAGATGAGACTGAATTATTACGCGTAGGCGATCAATTGATGGTCACTGGTGGTTCTAAAAACACAAGATATAGAATCACAAAGCTGGACGCTTCAACTCGTCAGGCTGAGCTTACGTTGATAGAGGGCTATGAGGCTATTAAGATTGGTGCAGGTACTTTATCAATCTATAAGGTAGAAGATAATAATTTAGATCTAGAAATACCTGTAGGATTTGATGAAAGAGTTTTATGTTTTGTAAAAGCATTAGATCCTGAATCTAAAATCTTAGCTGAATCATGGTCTCCAGGTATTGGATTCTATTCAAATGATTTAGAGATATTAGAGGAAGATGGTAGTATCACATTACTTTCTGATTATTACAAAGCAAATGTGGCTGACTTTGGTAAACTTATTATGTCTATTAAAGAGGATAATATACCACCTGCAACGGTTGGTGTAACTCCAGATGCTCCTACATTAAATGCTAGTAACTTTAAAGTTGTTCAGATTAATAAACATTTAACTGATAATGATTCAGCGGATAAAATTAAGAAATTATCTGCAGATAAAGCCAAAGTACTTGAAGCTGTTAAAAAATTAGATGACACAATTTCTAAAAAGAGATCTGAGATTGCTACTAAGAAATATGAATCTAAAATACAGAAAGATAAAGATAAAAACGAATTAAATGCATTAATTGAAGAAAGAGTATCAGAATCTAAACTTTACAACTCAATCGTAACACAGATTCAGGCATTATCTTCTTCATCTAATGCAACTAAGATTGCACCTAAATATAGAATTAGAGGTTTCTGGGCTGTACCTTCAGCTAAACAAGTAGCAGATACTTTAGACCAGAACGTTGTGCAGTTTATTATACAATATAGATACTTATCTACTTCTGGAAAGGCGGCAGAAGCAGCTCAGCTTAAATTTACTGATGAGAGTAGAGAAAAGCAGGCAATCTTCTCAAACTGGAATGAAAAGAAATCTAAAGTTAGAAAGAGAGCAAAGTCTATTGATAATAACGGTAATATTGCTAGTAAATTTACATGGCAAGAAACTAAAATCGAAGATGGACAAGAAATTAACTTTAACCAGTTAGATATTGCTATTAACCAGGGTGAGCTAGTAGAAATTAGAATTAAATCAGTTTCAGAAGCTGGTTATCCTGCTAACCCAATCTTATCTGATTGGTCAGAGCCAGTTACAGTATCATTCCCGGAAGAAGAGGTTGATACAACTGATGTTGCTGCTGTAGTAGAAGTTAATACTGCTGAATTAGCAAAAGTAGAAATTGTTGAAGAGTTAACTGCACAAGGAGTTTATACTCATGTTGAAGATGCATTTACTGCAAATGAAAACTATTATGCTCACGTTGCAACAAATATTGCATCCGGCTTTTTATCTCCGGAACAAAAACCAATATCAGTCTATGACAAGATAGCGGAACTTGAAGCTCAGATCGCAGGTCTTAAAGGTACTGTTGAAGCTGAAGTTGGAGAATTGGTTGTTAAGATTGTTGCTGAAGATGGAACAGTTACTAATATCGTAAAAGATACTACAACTCAATTATTTGCAGGTTATTATGTAGATGAAGTTGCTGATCTTACAATTAGAAAAGGACATATTGTAACTAAGACATTTAAGTTACAATTAGAAAATAGTAAAGCCACTAAATTAGAATTAGTTTCTAGGCTAGTTGGTGATAGAACTAAACCAGCATATAAGTCTGTTAAACCCTGGTTCTCCGGAACACGATAATGGGTTTGGTATTAAAGAAAACGATCAATCTGGTGAAGCTATTGATAATAAGGTTATTAGAGATAATTACTACCAAGAAGAGGGTAATTACGACCTAGTACCAGTTCAGTATCAAAATATTCCTAATAATACTTCAAGTGGAGCAGGCGCTGGAGAAGGTACTTATGATAATACATGGGATGCACCTTACCAGTCAATGCAAAGAAGAGGTCAGTTTATCTACAGTAGATATATGGATATTGCAAATCAAAATCCGCACTATATCGTATCTCCTCTAAATCCAGAAGCTAATATATCGATTAAAGATTACGAGTATGATTTAAGTATTCCTGATACTAACACACCATGGACTGCAACAAATAGTGCAAATGACTTTATTTGGGCTGGAAGTTTTTCCAACTATACAGATTCATGGAATGCTGATAAAATTAATACAACTAGTACTAGTACTATTACTTTAAGTGAATATAATACAGGTTTATTTGTTCACAAAGACCACCCTCTTTTAGAGAATCTATGGGATAGTGTACAAGAGTCTGGTGCAAATAGTGTTGATCTATCAAACCTTAAGAAGTCAATGATATTTTCTATGACAAAGACTTCTATTCAAGCAACAGGTGGTACTCTATTTAGTATATTTGGATATGACTTAAATACGACACAAGTTACTGCTAAACAACAAACTGCATTCCACTCAGGTGATGGGTTATTTGATACTGCTTTAAATGATGCTCAAATTGCTGCAGGTAATGGTCCAATTGTAAGACCTATTAAAATGTCTTTTGACGCAAGTGACCAGTACTTATTAGGTGGTAGATCTTGTGGCGCTTACCTATTTATGTCTCCTGTTAATTTAGATAGTTTAAAAGTTAGTGGTGAAACTAAAAGGTCAGCAAAAGAAATTAGAGCAAAAAAAGATAATGAGTCGAACGCAGTTTCAGTAGATGTAGTATTCCAATATAGAATGACTGATTACTTTGGCAACAACGAATCTATTGACACTGGTAGAATTGGTGGTTTCGGAAGACTTGCGTATAATAACTTAACTTATACTAAGAAAATAGGTTTAGACATTTTTGACAAGTACGGTGAACAATTCTCATTCGATTTAGAAGTGTTTGCAAAGTATGGTCCAAAAGGTAAGAACTTAAACTCTATCAAAGCTGCGAGATTACTTAGATAATGTATATGTCCCCACCAGTTGGATGGATATATAGTAGAGAGGATTCTCTATAAAAGATAAAAAGGTAAATGGCAGTACAACAAATAAACTTATCGGATGTCGGGTATTTAACGTCGGCAGGAGCGTTAGGGCATACAGGTCCATTTGATGAAATAACATGGATTGATGATGCTGTAGCTAGCACGGTGTATTTTACAACTTTTGATAATACAGCGACGCCTCCTTCATCTGGGTTATCAAATCCGTTTGATGGTAATGTTACAGACTCTCAAGGTAATCCTACTCCTGGTTGGTATAAAACAGATACTGGTGATGTTATTCAAATTGATAGTTCAGGACAACAAGCAGGTACATTTACTACGACGTTAGCAACTACAGAAGCAACAACAACTTTAGCAACATTTTTACCAGCAGATGCAGAACCAGTTACAGTAGCAGCTGGATTAACTGGTACTTCAATTGTTTCTCAAGATGTAACTATTGGTGGATTAGGTGCATTTGCAAGTGCTAACCCTACTAATTATACATTAGGTATTTCTGATTACGATATTAATATTACAGTCCCAAGTGGTTTTGATAATACCGGACAAGAGGTTACGGTAACTGTAACTGGAGTATCTGTAACAGAACTAGATTCAATAGCATGGGATAGTGGTAATACTGGTAATATATCAGTAGGATCTGCTGGCCAAGATCAAAACTCACAGCCGTCAGCTCCTTTAGAGCAATATAGTATGACTGGCGCTAATGGAAACCTAGATGGCCAAGACTTTGAGCTACAAAACGGAACACCTAATAATGCCTGGGATAGTGGTACTCCCACAATATTTCTAACAAATTCTAGTCTTACAGGTGGTAATATTCAGATTGTTATCCCACCGAATCCTTCTAATGATAGTAGATCTATCGAGATTAGGCTGCAACACCCTGACGATCCATCAAAGGTTTCTGCATGGAGAACTATTACACAAGCAGGTTCTAATGCAATTCCAGTAGCTTACGACTATACATTTAATATACCTGCAGATACAGACCCTCTTGAAAAAGAATTAGATTTTTCTAGTCCAACCGGTTGGACGGGTGCTGGAGTAGTAGGTGATTCTGATGATAGTTTTGGAGCTGGTGATTTACAAATAAGAATTTTAACAGCAGTCAACTGTACTGTTGAAGATGTTAATGGTAGCGGCGGTGCTTTATCACTTCCGGCTGTTATTTCTAATGGTAGTAATGGCGCTCCGACTATAAAAATTATACCTGATACTGATGCTGCAATTACCAATCTAGTAACGTATGAAGCGTTCGATGATTCTGGAGATTCTGATGACGGGACTATTAGTTTAGTAGTACAACAGGCACAAAACCAAGCTCCAATTATTCAGGGTGGTAATGAATTTACACTACCGTCTGTAAATGTTGGAGATGTTTACCCATCTTTTAACCTAGGTGCTTATATTAACGCAACTGAGGAAACACCTGCAGCTGACTTAACATACTACATTTCTGTTAATGATAACGGTGCTGGATTAAGTGGTTCTGGTGGAACACCAATGACAGCTGGTAATTATACAGGTCAACATGGTACTTTAACAGTAACTATACAAAATAATGTACCTCCTGCATTTTTATATACTAGTAATATTACTTTAGGTCCTAATAGTAACCCATCTTCACAAGAAGATGTCTTTTGGGTAAAGGTTAAAGATGATGGAAATCCACAGCTTGAATCTTCCGCGGCTGATTTTAAATTTACTTTAAGTGCAGCAGTTAATGCGGCTCCGGTATGGAATCAAACTGCTACATCAGGAGAGGTACAACAGTTTAGTACATTAACTGGTAATGTAAATAATAGTGTTTTTATTAGTGATCCTGACGGAAGCCAAAATGAGATTACTTTTACATCTACTAAAACTTCAGGACTCATTGGTTCTAGTTTTACTTTAGATGCTAATGGCTCATGGACATATAACTCTGCAACTCTAAACGTTCCTGTTAACCAATTCATAGTAGAAACTTATGAGATTACTGCAAGAGATGCATTTAATGATGAAGCAACAGGAGGTCCATTTACACTTTCAATTAGAGTTAATGGTGTTGGTTTTATTACTGTAAATAGATCTCAGTTTACTGGAGATGGGAACACAGCATGTAACTTAAACCAAGGAATTATCGCATACTTAGATGCGGCGCAAGCAGGTTCTGTTGCTCAGTTGGCCATAGGGCATAGTATTTATACACAAATAGATTCTGGAAATAATACTCCGACATCTCCATTAATAGCTCCTTCTAATTCTAACCAATGGGTTTCTGTACAGGATGGTAATTCAACTAAAGCATTACAAATAAATTCAGTTGGTGTAATAGAAGGTATAATTAACTGTAACGTAACAACAGGTAATGCTTGGCAAATTTCAGTACAATTTGGAAACGATGAAAACGATATTTGTAGAGGCAACTATGAAGAGGCAGATGTTTGGCAAAATATAATAGATCCTGACGATGTTAATAATGGACTTAACGGGGCACAACCTACTTTAAGTGATATTGTAACTGCGGGTGGGCAACTATTCTCAAACGAATACTTTGCAAACCAATATGATGGTCAAACTGCACCTGCTGGTTTATTAGTTCCTTCTGGTTATTATTCAGATAATAGCTTACAAGATAATTACTTTAGATTAGTTGGTGGTAATTGGACTTCTCAAATAGCCACAGAATGTGCAGATCCAATCGTCTATAAAACATATTCGGTAGATATATGGTTTAATCAAAATATGCCTACATCTATTGATGCTGCATGTACAGGCGCAGGTTCTGTAATAGCAGATACTCTTTGGTTTAGAGCAGATGAACTGGCAACATATAATGATACTGCTTTAGATAATACAGATAATATTGGTAAATTAACATATTTACTAAAAAATAATATCGTAGTATTTACGGATGAGGCTTCTGCTCAAATGTTAGATTATGATAACCTTTGGCCAAGTACTGTATTTTTAGCAGATCAAAACGGTGCACCCCTAGCTCAATTTGCTGTTTGGGAAAATGATAATTCAAGCGGCTATATTGGTAATTTTAGATGGAAAGGTGATAATCCAGATACAGGTGATTTAGAAGATGCATTAAGCACTACAAATCTTGCTAATTGTACACCTAGATATGAAAGACCTGTACCAAATGCTGCTATTTGTTTAGGGATTACCTAATAATGAATGTGATGTACCTTCTGGATTTTCAACATCTAGAGAAAATGTATTTTATGCTTTTTATTCATGTGAAGCAAAATTTGAAGAAGGCGTTCCTTATTGGCCAATGTATATTGTAGATGGACTGCATACTATTGAACCTGGTTCTAGCTCTTATTTAGAAGATTTATGGGATCAGATTGCACCTCCTGTTATTATGAATGGCGATAATTTGATAGGTTGTATTAGTTTAGTTCATAAAATCTTTGCAGTAAACGCTGATGATGCTATTAGCATTCTTAATAGCCAACAAGAATATCAAGGTATAAATGTAAGGCCTGTTAGAGTTTCAGGTCCGGACATAGGGTTAACAAGTGGTGCTGAAATTAATTACGGCTATGCTGACTGTAACACATGTATATTAGATGGTAATTTTACGAACACATATACACTACAGACTGCTGATGATGCTGATATAATTAATAGATCTATTCCTAATTTTGATTTAGAAAGTAATTATCAATTAGATGATTTATCTAAACCTTTATTAAGAACAAACCCTAAACTATCAACAAATGCTAAATTAGTAGTTAACTCGAATGGTAATATGTTTATTGAGTCAATTGATGCTACAAAAGAATTAGCTTCAGTTGAATATAAAAAATTTAGTTTAAATAAAGATGGACAGTGGGCTTACGACTTACAAAAATTCTTTAAACAGTCAAAGACTCCTTCAGATCAAATTTATTTAACAAAGAAAAGCTATTCCGATTTTTTCAGTACAAGAAACTTTTGATAAGCAAATAGAAGAAGATTATCATTACGGAACAGTCTATAATTATTCTAAGCTTCATACTGAAGATTTCAGAATGATGGCTCCGATTTGGCTAGATAAAAATATTCCTTCTAAATTTGTAATATTTAGAGTTAACGATCCTTCTGCATTAGATTTTGATGCAGTAAGTAACTTAGAAAATATGACAACTATTTTAAATAATAGTGAGATTATTAAAACATTTGATTTAACTAGAGATTCTGAACTTGGTACTTATATTAGAAACCACGTACAATCAGAATCATTCCCTAAAAATCCGTTAACTATTAATTTTGATAGAAATGAAAGAAGTAGTTTCAATGGTATTGATTTATCTAAAGGTGGATTTACCAGTAAGGGTGAATACCTATATGATGATTTTGTTAAGAAAGATCAAACTATTATAGCTGAAAATAATTTAATTACAGACGGATTCCAAAGAAATAATTTAGCATGTGCTAATTTAATTAACATGGAATTCTTATTTAACGATAACAACGTTGAAGATTATGGTATAAATAGATATTTTGGTTTATATGTAGATAATATAGACTCAGGGTATGGTACTTTAAGCTCTGCTAATAATGGACTGCTTAAGTTTAAGCATCTAAATTCAGATATTAATGATTCCCCTAACTCTGCTATTCCTCCACATCATTTAATGGCGTCATCTCCTGTTTTAGGATATGCTAATGTTTCAGATGATTTCTATAAAATATCTCCTAGACAATTCTATAACTCTTTAAACTTAGAGGTTAGAGTAGAAGATGGTGCTAATAACATTCCTAATGAAATTAAATTAGCTGCAACTGGAAGGTCTGTAGAAATGACGACTAATAACAATGTTGGTAGTGATTTTATTAAAGTAAATGTTGTTGAAAACCCAGCAGTTAATGATAGGATTTGCAATATTCCCATCTAAAGAACAGTTATATAGAATTCAATTTAAAAGGTATACAGTAGGTAATATATTTTCATTTGGAATTACTGTAAATGGTGCTCTTCAAAACCTATTCATAACTTTAACTGAAGACTTACAAACTCTAGTCGACACTTTAAATAATACATTTAGTATTATTAGTGACAATCTAGTATTTGAAAAGGAGTCAGATGATAGTATGGTTGTTTATGAGAAGAGAGCATCGCTATCTCCGTTTGAACCTAGTATATCTTCATTGGGTAATAATATAACTATTGCTAGAATAGAAGAATTACAAGTACCTTATGATTTAGCAAATAATATGTTCTTTGGTACTGATGGTTTAGCACCTGGACATTTTAATTCAACTAGTTTTTCAAACCAGGGTACTCTTGCAGAAATCACATCTGCTATTGTAAAGTCTATTAATTCAGTTGATAATGGATTTACAGCATTAACCTATGATAAAGCTGAACATTTTTATATTAAAACTGATGTAGTTGGCTATAGGTTATTACAGGCTGGTATTGCAATTCCAGATGATAATGCTAATAATTGGATTTCTTTAGATGATGCAAACGAAGATGTAGATAATTTACTGAGATTAAATATTAGTGATGATTCATCTGATGTGCTTTCTAACAGTAATGTATATTTCTTTAGTGGTGGTAATTCTGCTAATAAATCTATGCTAGTAAGTTTAGACTCAGTTAATGATATTAATATTAATGATTATATTGAGACTAAATCAATTGGCATATACAATAAAGTCATTGATATAGTAGATGATATTGAAAGACTACCTTTACAATATAAGAAAGTTGTCTTAGAAAGAGATAATACAATTGACTCTGGTGAAATTAATATCTTTGCTGATAATCTAGTTAGACTAGGTTTATTTTCAGCGTATGATATTCATGATATGAATTTTGACTTTTATGATACTTCTAATTCTAAACTAAAAGAATTACAGTATGAAACTGAAGATGAAATTGCATACGAACCAGAAAGAGATCAAACAAATGACATATATCCATTTGGTGATATTGAAAATACAGAATATACTATTGAACCAGAAAGATATTTTACAGGTTTAAATGATGTACTATTAGAAGAACAAGCTGATGAGTTTAAAGAGAATATTATTCAAAGCGAGTACGATAGACTACAAGAAAACTATTTAAAAGAATTTGCTGTTGACTCTAGAGTAATACCTAATATTAATAAGTGGGTATTAAAAGATACTCTTACTGTAAGAGAACAACCATATTACTTAAATGCTAATGAAGCATTTGGAAGATCTAACTTCTCTGCAGATTTATCTTTTGAAAATAGAAATAGATTAGGTATGACACATGAGTGGTTTTATGTTAATAACCTACCTAAACATTTAACTAAGAATTTAGGAGAAGACGGAGCTGACCCTATTTATAGATTAAATGATTCATTTAGTTATATTAACTTTATGGAAGGGTTTGAGATTACCCCTGCTATTTTTAAAGATACAAATTATGACTACTTTGATAGATTCTTTGTAACGGAAGGGTTTGAGACCAAAGGTGATAATAACTATAAGACTTTTGTAAAAACAAATAGACAAAAGAAATATACTAAAATTGACGGCGGTAATGATATAGCTTTTGCTGAAACTATTTTTAAAGGGCTAAAGATTAAGTTTAAAAATAGAAAAGAGTTTACATCAGATACTCCAGTTGACTTTATTAAGTCGTCAGAATTTAATGGATATAAATTCAGTATTTTGCTAAACGTAAAAACTGCACAAGAGTCAAATGATATTGAGTATGAAGTAATTCAAAACGATAAGTTTAAATATGTGGTATTCTTTATCTCACTAAGTCTAGATGATTTATGGGCAGATCAAACGTTAACCAAAAAACTACTTTATGAATTAAAACATTCTCTTGTTTGGGATAATGAAGCCGGCACTTTTAAATATTCTGATATAAAATTAGATGGTCATTTAGATTTTAATTCTCTAAATCAAACCAACGATGCTGCTGACGATTATTTAATACTAAAAGGTTTACAGCATGCAGATGGTAGTATGCCTCAATTCTTAGAACAGATTAATAAAAACGATGATGATGCATTTGGTAATATCATAGTTAAATTAAACACTGCTTTTGGTGAAATGACATTAAGAGTAAATATAGAAGAGATTGAAGGTCAAGATAGTATTAAACTTACACAAGGTGTAAAAAATATTACCGATGGTGATTTTGGTGATGGCTTTGATCAAAACGGAGATCCATTAACTCCATTTATAGATTTGAATACATTGCCAGGTTATTTACAATGGAATGCTGAGTACATATATATTCAGGGTGGTATAAATGCCTACGAAAATATTTTAAATGCATTAGGTATACAAAACGTAGCCGAGATGCTGCTTAGAGAACCAGGTAGTGTAAAGTATACGACTGTTCAAACCGACGGTACGATTGAGCAGAATAAATTTATTATTCTAATTGAAGATGGTGTAGAAATTATTAAAGAGTCTTTTATCATAACAACAGAAGATGAAGATAAACCTGAATCATTTAAGTTATCGACGAGTAATATTGGCTATAATTTAACTAATAGTTTTACCTACTATCCGTTCTTAATTAGACATAACGGTGGATATACGATTGATACAACCCCGGTTGTAACATTCACAGACATATATGCACACATGAAGACAAACACTTTACAAAGTACATCAAATATAAATGAGATTACTCTTGAAGAAAGAATGTACAAACACTCTCTATCAGATCTATCTGAAATTGAATTAGCAAAAGATTACTATAGAAGATATAATAGATGTGGCGTTGCTTTTAATTTAGGATTTATTTATGATGGTGGTACACATGATGTACAATGGGGTAAAATTAAAAATCATTTCTACAGAAAGGTAAATGAGTTTAATACAGCTGGTATTACAAAACTATCTACGTCTACAGATAAATTACCGCTATATCCATTAATTGGTGAAATCGCTATTGATAAAAAAGATGTTCATGTATTTAGATCTTCATGGGATAAGAACTATTATACTAGGGCTTTATCGGGTGGTTTAACAGAGCCAGTTCCTGGTACATTTGAAACTAAAGAAGAAAAGTCGTATTTAGCATCTACTATTATGAAAACTGCAGATAACTATGAATTATTACAGTTTAAAACAGAAATCGTAAATTCAGAAGAAGAGCTAGATAGTATTTTAAGAAATAATACTAATAAGACTGACGTTGTAATGTTTGAAGATAGAGAAAGAGTATTATTTGACTTTTATATTGATTTTACAATTAATAGAAGGTTAAGCGAAGAAGGGGTATTAGCTTCTATTACAAAATATGTGCTGCCAATAGACTCGGCTGAAGATAAAACAACTTTGAAAGATGATGCTAGATTATACATTAGCGATAACCTAGTAAATGCATTCGGCGTTAATCAAATTAAACTATTTACTAAAAGAGTAAAAGGTGTTGCATCAACGCTTGAAAATGCATCTACGTTAGATGCATTAGATGATGGAGGCTTTATTGCGGATCAGAACTTTAGTTTTAAAGCTCACGAACAAAAGCCCCTTAATTTTAGATTGATATATAATAAAAGATTAGGTTACTCCTATAGGATTAGACCTATGGTAAAAATAACGTCATAAGGACATGGCCATTAACATTCAAGAAATACTACATCCTAGCGACTCAAGCCAGATCAAGTGGGAAAAGGTTAACTATAACTTTGACCAGATTCTTGCAAATGGAGGTGGGCCAATAGGACAAAAAGGTTTAAAAGGAAATCCCGGATCAGTTGGACAAACTGGTGCTAAAGGACAAAAAGGTGCTCAAGGTTTAAAGGGTGAAACTGGAACTACAACTTCTAGATGGGAAACTATTGCAATTAACCCAAGTAATGATGTAAACCCAGAGTATGTAATACTTAAGCCTAAATTAGAGAACGATAATTATCACCCTATAATCTTTTTAGGAGATCAGACTTATGATAATGTAAACGGAAATAATGGTCAATTAGATTTAAGATCTACTTTAGTTATCGGTAAACATGCACAGGGTGGAAGTAATTTTTCAGATGAATTAGTTACATTTTGGCACGGTCAAGTAAGTGGTACTAATGATAACGTTGGTATTACTCTTGTATCAGAAGAAGATGTAGATAATAATGGCGATCCTTTTGTAAGATATAAACTTGCTGAAACTTTTGGACCTACTAATACAGCTCAAACCGTTGAGTTTAGTTTAGGTACTGATAAGTTTTCAATTGGTAATGACGGTTTTGGTACTGATGCTTATTTTATAGGTGCTAATTCTACATTTAAACTACCTGAAAGTATAATTGGTTCTCCTGAAGCTGGTATGATTAGATATTATGCTAATCAGTTTTGGGGAGCTGTTGCAGATGGAATCGGTAATACTACATGGACTCCATTCTGTATGTCTCCATGTGGAGGTGGCGGATTTAGTGGTACGATTACCCTTGACCCTGTAGATGATATTGTAGTAAATTACGACGGGTCTTTATATGGTAATTCAATTGAAATTACAAATGGAGAAGATGTTGAAGTAGATGTTAATGGAGATCCTTGGACGGGTGCTGTTGCAACTACAACTAATGCAACTTCAGCTACAACAAATTCAACTGCAGCCACAACCGTTGCACAAACTATTGAGTTTGATGGATTATCATGGAATCCAAGTTCAGGTGTATCTTCGGATGCAGCTAGTGGAAGTTTCCTTTATTTAATTGACGGAGTTGCAGGTCAGCTTTTAAATTCTAGTTTAGTTTCAGCACCATCTTGGTTGACATTTAATACTTATTCTGGAGGTGCAAATAATAATAGAGCTGAATTTACAGTTTCAGAAAATACAGGTACAAATCAAAGAACTGGTACAATTACAATCACACACCCAGGTAATTCTAATGTAACTGAAAATGTTGGTATTATTCAAGTAGGTGCAAATGCTACAACGCAAGCAACTGCGGCTACAACGCAAGCAACTTCTGCTACAACGCAAGCAACTGCGGCTACAACGCAAGCAACTGCAGCTACAACGCAAGCAACTGCGGCTACAACGTTACCAGAATATACAGTGGGAATGGCTAACCTATCCGTTGCTAACGGTTTAGAAGGTACTAGTGCACAGTATACTTGGGCAGAGAATGGCCCTGGTGTAGTAACGTTTAACCCTAGCTCATTAGTAGAAGGGACACATACTTATTCTTTGGTTCTTAACATACCTAGTGGATATAGTAATGCAGGGGAACAATTAATTGTTCAAGATACTGCAGTAGGATCGCCACAATATAAAATTAGTTATGATGCTAATGGTGGTACTGGGTCAGGAATTGGAAGTGGTAATACTGGCGGTGCAGGTTTAACAGTAGCTAATAATCCATTTACTAGAACTGGTTACACATTTGATGTATGGAATACTAGTTACATGGGAACAGGTACATCATATAACCCAGGCGCAACGCCACCGACAAGTGCATTTACAGGCTCGGATGGTATTTATGATGAATTACAGTTATATGCTAGATGGAGTGCTAATATGACGCCAGCTACAACCCAATCAAGTTCAGGTAGTGGTAGCGGTAGCGGAACTTTAGCTATGAACCATACTGTACAAAATTCTTCTTACATTAGTGGAAGTATTATGTATAGAAATGGATTTGGTATTATGATGACTACAACAGTATCACCGTACCAAACTCAATATATTTGTGCAGTACCTGGAACTATTACAGGTTCTTCTGGAACCTATGTTCCACCACAATTATTGATTACAAATCTTAGTACACTGTGCTCCGGCAATTAATAAATTATGAAAGACAAAATAAAAAATATACTCTCGAACAAGACTCTAGTGACATTTATCGCTGGAGCTCTTGTCGTTATGTTATTTCTTAGACAGTGTAATAGTATTGAGAATTTAAAACAAGATGTCAAGTTAGCACAAGAAGATGCTGGTAGACAACTTAATAATTTTAAAGCAGCTCAAGACTCTGTTACAATATTAAGGAATGATAATGGCGATCAGCTTGCTCAGATTAGATCGTATGAATTTGATTTATCAAATATGCAATCTAGTCAAGCTAAGTTAACGAAGAAGTATCAGAAAGCGTTAGCATTAAATAAAGATTTAAAAGAGGTTAACTCGTTAATCTCAGCTAACTTAGAAATTAAAGATAGTCTAAACGTAACTACTACAACTGAGACTATAGACACGACAACTACTAAAGTTACATTTTCATCTGCTGAAGATTTTGGCAATGGTAACTCTAGAGAATTAACAGGGTTTTCTACTTTTAAATATGAATTTGAACAATTTAAAGTATTAGAAACTAAATTTGAGTTAACACAAACTCTAAGCTTAATGGCAGCAATTGAGAACGTAGATGGTGCTGATAGATTAAAATTATCTACAAGCTACCCTGGGTTAGAGATTAAAGATATTGAAAACATAAACTTAGTTAATAGCAGATTAAATAGACAGGACCAAAAGAAATCTAGATGGTTAGTTGGCTTTGGTGTTGGATATGGTATTAACTTAAATAATAACCAAGTAATTAGTACAGGGCCTTCGATAGGTGTTGGATTATATTGGTCACCGAAATTTTTACAATTTTAAAACATGGCACAATCATCAAGATATTTTAGGATAGACCAAGACATTCTACTTGAGTTTATTTACCACGACCAAAACGATCCTGAAAAGTTTCGAATAGAGGTAGATGATAATGGTAGTGAGGTTAAGTTCTTAGATGTGGAACAAGGCAACCCATTCGGTACTCGTCATTTAATTAATGAGTTAGGTAGTGATGTTGTAAACTTTGACGTCACAGAAATATCTGGTTATTTAGCAGTAGAAAATTTTGCTGCTAGAACTTTACTATTACAAAATGGTAAAACTTACAAATTTGATTTAAGTGCTCTTTCTAATCCTGCTGATTTTTCAATTAGTGGGGATTTAGGTATTTATACATATTCTGCAATAACTCAACTAGGAGAGTTTACTCCATCAATAAACGGTACTATAGAATATTCATACCCTAATTTAAAGGGTGGTAAGATTATTGTAGATACTAGAGCTAATCCGCTATTTGCTTCACCAGATGAAGCAACAGGAAATGATATTAACCAAACAATTGGTAGATACCATGCAGTCAATGTACCTGGTGATGATAAAACTAAATATGCACTATTAGGTTATGATTCAACAGGGAACTATGAGATGCATAATTTCATTAACAATTCTATAGAGTGGACAGGTTCTAGAGAGAATGATATGTTGAATTATCAACAAGAAGCTACTGATAATATTAATTTTATTCTATATGATACAGTAAGACTTCATTTAAGATCTGGTTTTTCATTTGATGCTAGAGGTTATGAAGGTTTCCTATTTGAAGTTAGTGTTGATAGACAAACACAAGTTAAAAACTTTTTAACTCAATTAGTTTATTTGAATCAAAGTAACTATGAGTTTTCAAACCCTAGGCCTTTTATCTTAGGCGAAACTCTTTGGTCTAAATATATTAATATTAAAATTCCAGCATTAGTTGGACAGAACCAAGAGTTCTTAGATAGATTTTATGGTGATGGAACTATTAATGGAAGTGACTTAAATACTCTATCTAACTATAACATTTCATTTAAACTTTTAGATAGATTACAGACTTTAAACGGATATGATTTTGTTTATACTGGAGAAGAGAATTCATTCACTGTTTCTAGAGAAGATGAGTTTGTTGATTTTACTGTAGCAGTAGAAGATGCAGAAGATGGAGACTACTTTAAAATTTACGGTGAGAAGGATAATTCTATTGCCGGATTTGAGGGACATATTTTAAGTAGAATTCAGTCCTCATCAGATGATATTGTTGTAATATTTGATGTTGATGTTTTTGAACAAGTTGGTACATCACAAATTAAAACTTCAAGTAATACATTTACTCAATATGAAGATTTTAGTACTCCTATTACTTTTAGGCCAGTGATTCAAAATGCAAATAATGCTGTAAACTTCTCAATTGATGTAACTATGAGAATTTACAATCAAACAGATAATACTCAAATTACAAAGAGAGCAAGTTTAACAACTTCACAAGCTTCTAGATACGGAAAGAAATTAGCTAGATTAAAGATTGATAGTCCTAATATAATGACAGAAGTCTATAATATATTACCTAGTTTAACTTCTAATAAAACAGTAGAGGGTTTTATTACTGATAATCTACCTAGACCCGTAAAATATGTACCAGTCTTTTTAGAAAGATATAATGTAATTGCATCTAGTGCTAGAGTAGACTTACAAAGATTAAGTTCTGGTTCTGGCTCTGGTAGTGGTGTTGGTAGTGAATTATTAGCAAGCGTTGAAGAATTAGAAACTTCAGAGTTCGTAAATGAAGGAGACTTAAGTATTTCAATCCCCCCATTCGCAACTTATGTAAAATTTGTTATTGCTAAAAAGAGAGGTGATGATTTTGAATATATCTCTTTTGAAAATGCAGAGCTAGTGATATTAACCTTTAACGATGGTAATACCAAATTGAAGTTTAACCATGTCTATAATAAAGATATTGATATGGGTAAAGGTGAAGTCTTATTTAAGATTAACGAACAGAACGCTAACACAATTAGAGGTATGAAATCTAAGACATTCTATATTAGTTTAGATAATGGCACAGATGAAACCATGGTAACAAAAGGTAAATTCACACTTAGCTAATGGTATTAAATAGTAGAAATAACGCATACGATTTTAGATTCCCAAGAAACTTTATCCCTGATGAAGTGGCTGAGAAGTACAGAGCATATTTGAATAAAGTGCCAGGCGGTCTGTTAGCAGAACCAATTGATTTTGTCAATTACTCTATTCAAGGCCTTAATATTCCTGGTATATCGTTTGACCCAATTACGCAAGCCGATAATGATGGAACAACAAGATACCATAGAGGAGCTGTTCCAATCCAAAATACAATAACTAGAGAATTTACGGTTACGTTTCAGTTATTAGATGGGTTTATTAATTATTGGGTTATGATGGATACGCTTCTATATTATTACGCAAGACAAACTAAAGAGCCATATATTGAACCGATGACTCTTAGAATTCTAGATGCGGAAGGTGCCTCTGTAGCTTATATGGAATTCAATAAAATAATTATGAACTCAATTAATGAGTTAAATCTAAACATGGCTGAAAATGTAGCAGACTTTAGTACATTTGAATGTACATTCTTCTATAATAAACTCGACCTAAGATTAGAAATAGATTAAACGATATATACATTATGAAAACATTTAATGATTACTTAGTTGAACAACAACTCACAGAAACTGATATGGCTCTATTAACAGAAGGCCTACAGTCTGAGTGGACTCCTGAATTAGAGGAAAAAGTTGACCAAGCTCTAGAAGAGTTTGTAAAACAATACTTAAATGAAGAGACTGGTGAATTTGATTTAGACAGATTAGAAGAAGACCTAGTTGAAGAGGGTCTTTTAGGTTCTATTATCGGTGGTTTAACCGGTTTTGCCTTAGGAAAATCTATCGGTAAGATGTTAGCTAAAGTACTAGGTATTCAAAAAGGTATATTCTACGATCTATTAACCTCCAGATTAGTCGGTGCCGCTCTTGGTGCTGCGATGGGTAAAAGATTCTAATTTGAATTTAGTTACTGTTGACTTCTCGCTTAATTCCCCTGGTATTTGTGTCTGGCAATCTGACACGAATGAATATCAATTTATCTCATATATTAAAGCTGGCTCTGGTACAAAGGCCGAGCAAAAACGTCAAGAAGAAATAAGTACTTTCTCTGATGTGACGCTAGTTCATCAACCCGATTGGAAATCTTCAGTTGGAGATTACTCTAAGAACGAGTTCGCAAAAATCAAGAGATACATTAAGACAGCCGACGATATTATTAACCTAATCGTCAATATAACTAAGACGAAACAAGATTATCATATAGCATTCGAAGGTACATCATACGGTTCTAAAATGGGAACTAATAATATGATCGACATGGCAGCAGGAGCTGCGATCCTTAAAGAACAAATGATAAATCAACTCGAGGTCAAAAATTTACTGACTGTTGCACCTACTACAATTAAGAAACATGCTGGTAAAGGGAATATGAATAAGTTAGCTCTTTGGGTTGCCTTCTTAAATAATATAGTAGATAGTCCAGAGTTAGCTAAGACTTCTTTATTTAAGTATTGTGTAAATGATATAGGTGATGAGGTTAAGAAAGTCCCGAAACCATTTGATGATCTAGTCGATGCCTGGTTCCTTAATCATTATTTGCTTCAGCAACTTGGGGAAAATTTGCCAGACTAACCAAATCTGCTTCAAACCGCGGGACTCCAAAACTGTCCTAATCTCTGCCTTCAGCCTAGTCTCTGCCCTCAGCCCTGGAATGGTACTTATCTTTCTTTGGCCTTAAAGACATGCCTTATATGCGAGTTCCCAGAAAAGGTTTCAATTTTATTCAACTTTTTTTCAAGTCTTAGTTCTTCAGCTATTTCAAGCCGTTTAAACTCACGCCTTTCCCACTCCATTTCATAGCGTTGGCGTGATTGCATTTCCCAAGGTCTGTGGTCCCAAGACATAGGACACCTCCTGTATTTAGTTGTTGATTATAGTTAAGAGTAGTAAACCATCCTGGCAGGAATTACAACCTTCCAGTTACATGAGTCACAACATTTACCCCTAGTTTTTATTGGGTCTGGATTGTTACCGTATTGGTCTTTAATAGTCTTCTCGCAAATTACACATTTAAAATCTTTCATATTAGCAGTATGATTTAATTTTGTCCATTTCTTTTTTAATTTCGACGCATGCTTCAGAATACCTATCTACTTCAGGATATTTAAACCCTAACCAGAGCATATCAATGTTTGCTGGACCTGCGCCACCAATATGGTCGTCAATCCACGTACAGAACGAATGGAGCGAGGCAGCCTCATCGATGTATAAACTTTCCTCTATATAATAATAACCCTCTAGAAAGCTTCCAGTGGTCTTAGCCCCCATTAAAAGAAGCGTTTTGTTTCTCGACGACAATTTAGTATGTTTCTTCATAGCGTCTAATTTTAATTGGTATTCGTAGTGTGGATTACTCATGTTTATTAGTTTTTAATTACAGTACTAATATACGAAAAATAATTGACATAAAAAAATTCTGACGCAATTATTTTGTAAAAAAGTTATTAACATATTATGAAGAAACAAATCTAAATTTAGATATATAATATGTATAATAAACAAAAGTACTAATTGACATGTTGATAACAGCGGACTACTTTCGTCTCAGCGAAATCCTAAAACAAATGGTGGAAGCTAACGCAATCACTTCGAAAGAACGTGAGGACTTACTACACAAATCAGGGCTGATTAAGCAAGAGGATGGCAGATGGAAGGAATTACCTACAGACCCGAGGTCTGGGTACAATCCAGCTTATTTAACACTAGATTGAAACTATTGTATATTGTACAACTATAAGGAACTGAAAGAACATTAAAGTAATTTCAAAGTAATAAACATTTTAAACAATTTTAAGTATTATGAGTGATTCATTTGACATTTTTAATCTTGGCGTAGAAGACGTAGAAACGCATCAGCCAGAAAGAACAACCGTAAACGAAGTTTACAAACCAACTGCCGATGACGGCAAAGACGGAACTTACAAAGCACTAGTGCGTTTTGTTCCAAACCCAGAGAACCCAAGAAAATCTCTGATTCAAAAGTACGTACACTGGTTAACTAACTCTAATGGAGATGGAAAACTAGTGGACTCTCCACAAACTATTGGCGAGCACTGTCCAATTGCAGATGTATTCTGGAAATTGAGAAAGTCAGATTCAGCAGTAGACAGAAAGTCTTCTGAGAAACTAAAGAGACGCCAACAGTATTATTCTCTTATCAAAATTATTAAAGATCCACAAAACCCAGAACTAGAGGGTACTTACAAAGTATTCAAGTTTGGTTACAAGATCAAAGAGAAAATCGACTCAGAATTGAAGCCTGATTTCGGTGAGCCAACACAAGTATTCGACCTTTTCGAAGGTAAGAACTTTGAGTTAGTTATCACAAGACAAGGTGAATATAATAACTATGATAAGTCGAAATTCTCAGCTAACAAATCAGCTATCGTAATGGGAGACACTCCAGCGGAAAGATCTCAAGATAGTATGACAGCTATTAAGGCAGAACTAGAAGGCGCTCCTTCACTTGCAGGCTATGACTACAAAGCTTGGGATGAAGACACAAGAGCATTCGTAAATAACGTTCTAAGAATGTATCTAAATCCAGGTGATTCTATCGCAGAGGTAACTTCAACTCCGGCTACAAAAACTGCTCCAAAGGCAGAGCCACAGAGAGAAGCAACTCCAGTAGCAGCTGCAACAGCAACAGCAACTAAGACTGAAGAACCAGCGAAGGCAAACACGGATGATGATTTAGATTCTTTCTTGAATGACCTCAACCTCTAATATACAAATAACTGAGGAGCTTAAGAGTAGAATTAAAGTCGCACTAAAACAAGTTTGTGTAGAACATCATACTACTCCTAACAAGCAACTACTTAAAGACATGCCAGGGCGTATAACCCTGGCGTGTCCTTATTGTGGTGATTCCCATGAAGATGATACCAAGAAGAGAGGTAACATGTATTGGGACACTTTACAGTATCATTGCTACAACTGTTCACACCACACCAATTTACACACGTTCTTAAAAGACCATCAAGTGAGAATGCCTAATTCAGGTGACTCATTTACTATTATTGACTATATTAAAGCCAATAAGACTCAGGTTAGCCAAGAACAAGTATTACAAAACGCCTCACTTGCAAGCGTCCAAGAGAAGGCACTAACTGTAGCAGAGTTTAAACAGATATTTGGCGCTAAAAAAATTGAACCAGGAGACTGGATATGGTTTCAGCTTAAAGATAGGCTGTTACACAATAAAGCTGATGAGTTCTTATTTTCCCCTAAAGGTAATCGCCTTTGGATTTTAAATAAGGGAATGGAAGGTAAAATTATCGGCGCACAATCCAGACGAATGAAAGGCTATGGGTCAAGGTATTTGACTTATGATCTACCTAAACTCTATGAAGAGTGGAATAAACCACTTGAGTTACCACAAGAGGAATTAAATAAACTTGCAAAGGCATCAACACTATTTGGTATTATGCAGGTTAATTTCCAACAACCAGTAACTCTATTTGAAGGACCACTTGACGCAAAGTTTATGCACAACTCATTAGCATTGGCCACTGCCGGTCGATCGACAGAAGAATTTGATGAGATGGCAACAGTACGTTATATGTTTGATAACGATACTACAGGTAAAAAGAAAATGGCAGAGAAGCTAAAGAAGGGTAGACCAGTATTTATGTGGTCTAAATTTCTTACTGATTTTAAGCTAGATACATATAATATCAAGGACCTAAACGACTTGGTGAAAGTATGTTACCAGCAAAAATCAGATGCATGGAAGCAAATAGAAAAGTATTTCACATCAAGCGAATTAGATCTATGGTACGTATAGAAGAAATGGAAGATAAATTAGAAGACTTTTTTAAGGACTCCCAGAGATTTAAGGGCAATAAACTCATTGTGGGTTTTGATGCTGAAGAGTTTAACGTGGAGAGCAAAGACTTTGTTGTGGAAAAACCTAAACTTAAGAAGGGCCAAAAAGCCTCTAAGTTTGTAAGGTCAAATCCAAACAAAAAGTCATTGTTCTAATATAACTAATATGAGTAAAGAAAAGATTCAGGCACTGGACCAAAAGTTGAGTGCTCAAAGACAACAGTGGTCTGATACTATTAGAGGTCTTGCAAGGGGACTAAAGAAAGTAGATGGAATGGAAGAGGTGATAGCCAATGTGTTATCATCAAGACAGACCTGCGTAGATCAGATTGCATATCTAAACGTAAAGATAAGAGAACAGAAGATTGCGGTCTCTGCTAGATACAGAGAGGCGTATATCCGCTACTATAATTACGACTATAAACTAGGCGAGAAACAGAAAGAGAAGTTTCTAGAGAATGACCTAGCAGATGAGAACATGGTATTATCTCATCTTGAAAATCAACTAGAATTCTTTAGAGACTCAGTGAAGACCCTGGACAATATGGGCTTTGCAATAAGAAATAGATTGTCTCTAAACGGACTATAAAATGGAACTGAGTTTAACAGATAATAAGCAGTTTCTGCGTATTGATGAGGCGAGTGAACTAGAAATAGAACAACTCAATATTACATTTAATCGTAGAATTGAAAACTGGCGCTTTCACCCTCTTGTGAAGAAAGGGTTATGGGATGGCTATATCTCCTATATTAAGGATGATAAGTGGATTCCATCTGGACTTTGGAAAGAGGTGATGGATCTGTGTAAACAATACAAGTTCGAGTTAAAGATGAATGGTGTTACTTCACTATTCGATCCTTCGGTAAAACAAGAAGAGTTTACAAAGTGGGCAGAAGACTATTTTGATGGCCATGAATTAGACCCAAGAGATTATCAAATCGAGGCAGCATATAATATCCTAAAATTTAGAAGATGTCTAAGTGAATTAGCAACATCAGCTGGTAAAACCTTGATAACGTATATGGCTATTGCGTATATGTTAGAGAAGGGCAAGGCTGGAAGGATATTACTTATTGTCCCAAACGTTTCGTTAGTTGTACAGGCCTCTGAGGACTTTATGGACTATAACTGGCGTAATGCAACGAATATTAAGGTACAACAGATCTATTCTGGTCAAAAGATTAGACCAGGTAGAAACATGGTAATTGGTACGTATCAATCTCTTGTTAAGAAAGATAAAGAATATTTTGAACAGTTTGACGCTGTAATTATCGATGAGACTCACAAGGCTAAGTCTACCTCTATTAAAACAATTCTACAAAAATGTACTGCTGCAAACTATCGATTTGGACTCTCGGGGACAATTCCAAAAGCAAAGACGTTAGATAGATTAACCCTAATGGCACATACAGGCCCTGTAATTACAGAGGTCAATGCGGCATTCCTTCAAGATGAAGGTCACATTGCAGGTTGTAATGTGAAAGTAATAAAAATGGATTATGCACCTCAGAGCACAAAGAATGCTTTTTATGAGATGTCTCAAAACAGATATGAAAGTAAAGACGTTTTCAGATTTGAAAGTAATTATGTCATCAATTCAACAGGGCGCTTTGGCTTTCATTTGCAACATTATTTCCAGAGTACGTGGGAATAGCCTTGTTCTTTTCCACCGAATCGAACACGGTAAAAGAATTTATGAGAAACTGCGCCAAGATAGTGACAAACCCATCTATTATGTGGACGGTAATACCGACAAAGGACATCCGTGAAGAATACAAGAAGAAGATGGAAGCAGGTGCGCACAGGTTGTCATTGTTGCCTCTTATGGTACGTTCTCAACAGGGATCTCGATTAAGAAAATACATAATATCTTCTTTACCGAATCGTTTAAATCGGAAGTCATAATTAGACAATCAATCGGTAGAGGGACTAAGAAAACACCATACAAAATCAGAGGTAAATATTATTGATTTCGTAGATGACTTATCATCACCAGACTGGGATAACTATCTTATTAGACATTCCAAAGCGCGTCAAAAGATCTATAAGGAACAGAAGTTCCCGTTTGAGATAAAAAATGTTACTTTTGACGGTGATATATAATACAATAGTAAAGTATTAAAAAATAAATTTAATAAAAATGGGTTCATTAAAACTACAGTCTTTTGAAGATTTTCGCTACAGCATCAAAGCTGCTGCAGACTAAAAGAATTAGAAGAGGAACAAAAAGCAGCTCGTACAGAGTCAGCTTATCAATTCGAAACATTATTATCTGAGTTCGGCGTTACATCTGTAAAAGATTTAAACGAAGAAGACAGAAACAAATTTTTTGCTAAGCTAGGTGCTTCTGAAGTATCTGAGTCTTTAGCTATCATTGAAGAAGGTACCAGATCACAAGTTGGTATTATTTCTAAAAGAGGAAAAATAGAGTCAGTGTATATGCACTACGATGGTTATCCAGACCACATGTTACCTACAATTAAGAAGGGTTACATGAACTCCGGAACAGTTAAGTTTTTACTTAAGAAAGGGGGTGGCTCAGGTTTGGAAGCAGATCCAAGTAAGATTAATTTCTACGGAGATAAAACAACTCTAAAAGGTGACGCTAAGAAAATCGACGATTATATTTCTGATGCTAGCGATAGAGCAGGAGCAGAATTCGTTTACCTATTTGATGAAAGAGATGGCAAATGGTATATGGCAGATGTATATGGAGATAAAGAATTAATTCCAGCATTTGAGTCACTAATTATTAATGAAGCATTTAAACCAAGTAAAGGTAATGCAAGAGACGCTAAGAAAGTTTCGAAGTTTTTGAACACATTCTTCATGAAGCATTCTGCAATTGCAAACTCTGATAGCTTTTTAGGTGCTTGTAGATACTTATTAGCTGAAGCCCTAACAGACGCTAACTTCCACTCATATAGAGATCCAGGTAAGTAAAGCACTTGGTGGTAAGATTATTACTATCATGGTAGACATCGATAATTTAGGTGGCATGGCAATTCCTGTTGGTAAGAAAACAATTATTAACCTATTAGACGAACATTACTCTGGTCTAGCTAATGCAGCTGGATGGTCAGGTATCGGTATCGTTGAAGGTATGGCATTATTCTTAGATGGATTTGGTTACTCTCAACCAGCACAAAAAATAGTAGATGCATTTGAATTAATCTGGGCTAACGAGTCTGTGATGAATGAAGGTAATGCGTTCTTAGCTGCAAGAGCTAAAGCTATTGAAGAAGATGCTGAAGACTTTGAGTTTAACGGTAAGAAATTTCCAGTAATTAAAGAATCAAACGAAGAAGTTGAAGAAGGAAATGCATTTGGAGCTGCAAGAGCAGAGGCAATTGCAAAAGGCGAAAAGACTTTTAAAGTTGGCGATGAAGAATATGATGTAGAATCAGTTGACGCTGATGATAAAGAAAACGCAGAAGAATTTGTTGAAGAAACTGAAGAGGTTGAAGAAGGAAACGCATTCGGAGCTGCAAGAGCTGAAGCGATTGCAAAAGGCGAAAAGACTTTTAAAGTTGGCGATGAAGAATTTGACGTAGAAGCAGTTGATGCTGATGACAAGGAGAACGCAGAAGAATTTGTTGAAGAAGAAACAACTAACGAAGCAGAAGTAAAGTCTGATGAAGATTTTAAAGAGTATGCATTCTCAGTTTTACAACAAGCATTCGGTGACGAATTCGATGAAGAAAAAGCTCAAGAAGTTGTAGACGGTTTATTAACTAAACACGACGGTGACTATGGTGCAGCAGTTGGTGCATTACAATCATCGTTAGGATAAAAACAATCTAAAACTTCTTATGAAGAAACTATATACATTTAAAGAATTCTTAAGCGAGAAAGTCCAGGTCAATAACTTGGACAATTTCGTATTTGAAGGTGGGGCCGCTGGCCACATGAAACACCCATTCGATGACAACTCATTAACCTTTGCTGATTTTAAAACTATTGTAAGATCTGCGCTACAGGGTGGTTTAGATTTTGAACAGCAACCTGCTGAAAAGACAGATGGTCAGAATCTATTTGCATCTGTAAGGGATGGTAAAGCTATCTTCTCAAGAAACAAGGGACAACTTATTGCACCCCTAGATCTAAACGGGCTCATTAAAATGTTTGCAGACCACCAAGTACCTCTAGTTAGAGAGACCTATGTTACTGCAGCTAAAGATTTAGCAAAGGCACTTCCGAAAGTCAAAGACCAATCAGTATTTGATGGTGGCAAGAACTTTATCAACATGGAGGTTATCAATATTAAGAACCCTAATGTAATAAACTACGATAAAGGTAATCTGTTACAATTCCATAATCTAACTTATACAGATGGTAATGGTAATATAATAGGAGACGATCAGTCTGTAGGTACAGAAATATTTAAAGCTATCGAGAAGGTAAAGGCTAACGTACAAAAGAACTATACTATAATTCCCCCTCAGATTTTAAAACTAGCTAAAGATATAAACTTCGATGAGAGAGTCGGCTATTACGAAAAGAAGATAAATAAACTAAGAGATACTTATAGTTTATCAGACCAAGATGAAGTTAAAATGTATCATGAGGCTTGGTGGAGAAACCAAATCGAAGAGAACTTTCGCAGACTTAGATCCAGCAATAAAAGAGGGACTCTTATTAAGATGGGCATATTTAGATAAACAAACTCTAAATATGAGAGACTTAAAGAAAGCAGTTACTCCAGAACAGGCAAAAGCTGTTAAGGATTTTGATGGTCAAAGAAACATAAAGTATAAAGAAAACATTCTACCCTTTCGAGAACTTATTTTTAGAATTAGGTTCAGATGTTTTAAAGAATGCTTCTAATTTTGTCGCGGCTAGTCCAGATGAAGAGAAGGCTAGATTACAGAATCAAATTAGAACAGAGGCCGGAAAGATTAAAAAGAACGGCGACTTAAAACAAATAGAGAAAGTAGAAAAAGAATTAAAGAGACTAGAAGGTATTGGTGGTGTCGAATCAATCATGCCAACAGAAGGAATAGTCTTTAGGTATAAAGGTAAAACATTCAAGTTAACTGGTACTTTTGCCGCTATTAACCAGCTAATGGGTATTATTAAATACGGTAGATAAAAACTATTATGGCATTACAGAATTTAAAAACATATTTCGAAGGAGCTAATACAGTAGACGTTGACTCATTGTTAAATAATAAATGTATTATTGTAGAGAAAATAGATGCATCATCATTTCATGTAAAGAGAGATGGTTCAAATTTTTTATACTATAAGTCAGGGTCTAAGCAAGAGATGAATCTTGTAGATCGTACTATTGTAAGATATTACGAAAACGCTATTAGACATTTTAAATCTGTTTCTGAAGAAAATGTAAAAGATATGCCATTTGATTGGAAATTTGGTTTTGATTATTTAGTGGATAATAAAACTATTGTATGTAGAATATGACCTATTAACCAAAATCAAATTTATCCTAACACGATATACAAGTAATGCAACCTTCTATCCTACTAAGATTAGAAAGGTAATCAGAGATACCTAAAGTCTTAGAAAAATGGGCGAATAATTAGGTGTTGCTGCGCCTCCAGTTTTTATTTGAAGGTCTTTTAGATTCAGGACAGAAAGATAGTCTAAAAAGATTATTATCCATGTCAATTAATGAGTTTGAACAAACATTTGAAGATAAAGATAAACCATCGTTTACTAGAGTAGTATATGGCATCTTTAATGAAAAATAAGAAGCAATCAGCTCTTATGAATGATTTATCTAAAGATGTCGCTGGATTTGTTTATTAATTTTCATGATGGAAAGGAATTAAAACCTTTTAAATTAGAAAAGTTTAATCAAACCACCTAAAGAAGATAGAAAGCCTTCTGACATGTATCAAATAACAATATTAGATCTTGTTGAACATTTAATTAACTATGATTTTAGTGAAGTTCAATTAGAATCAGAGACTACAGATAGAAGATATTTAGAATTATTATCGACGGTCTTTAATAATTATATTGAAAAGAATGCTACAAAATATATTGGAGCTAAATTTGATTCAGCAGATTTTTCTGAGTCTCCAATGTTTGAACTAAACCATAAATTTATTCAAAACGAAAAGACTTTAACTTTAGTACAAGATAAGATTTTATCTGAACTATTTAAAATTACACTAGGTTCTTTTAGAAAGAAAAGAACAAAAGAGACTGATATTATTAATAAAGATTTAATGAATCAAATGAATCAAATTATTGAAAAGATTGATTCTTTAGTAATGGCTAAAACAAATGAAGCAGACGTTATGAACTTTAAACAATATTTATTAAATCAAAATATTTCTAGCCAAGTTAGTCCAATTACTGAGGGTCTAACTGTAAAATATAAAGATCAAGGTAAGAAATTAGTTAATATGTTTGTTGGTAGATTTCAGCCATTTACATTAGGACATGCAAAGGTTATTGAAACTATCCATAAACAAAACGGTTATCCAGTAGTTATCTTCTTAATTAAGTCTAAGACTAAGAAGGCAGAAGATGCATTTAAGAGACCTTACGATGAAGAGACACAATTAGCAATGTTAGAGAGATTAAAGTCTTCATATCCAATTGAAGATGTAAAGATCTTACCAACTGCAGCTATTGATAAAATGTTTAATGAACTAAGACCTCAATATGAACCAGTACTTTGGGGAACTGGAACTGATAGAATGAAGGTATATGGTTATCAAGTAGATAAACAAGAATACAGAGATGATCTAGACGTTAGAGATGATTTTGGTCTATTTGAAATTCCAAGATCAGGTAAAAACATTTCAGCGACTCAAGTTAGAAATGCAATGTTAGATGATAACGAAAAACTATTTAAAAAATTAACTCCTAAAGGTGTCCACGGCATGTATGGAGAACTAAAAATGAAATTAGAAGACTCGATGGGTGTTGCTGCAGAATCTGCACAACCAGAATTCCTAACCTTCGATGATTTTTTAAAGAATATATAAACAAATATAGCATATTAATATGAAAAATATAAAAACATTTGAAGGCTTTAGAGAAGAAGGCTATAAGCCAACAAACGAGTCTATTCAATTCGGTTCTTATTACTATAATAGTAGAACAGCATTTGGTGAGTTTAGCGATAACCTACCAGAAAAAGGCGATACAAAGTATTTAGTATTTGCTCATAATGAAGTAGACTTCTATGGTCAGAGAATTAGATTAGAAGCAGGTCATACTTTGGGCGGTCCAAATGGAAAGCAACATATTGGTATTTTTGACGATGAGGCTAGTGCCGCAGAAGCATATAAGACTGCTATGAAAAAACCAGATGGCGTTTTACTTTCATTCTCAATGGGAACTCTTTACGCAAAATCTAAGTTCTCTTTTCAATATGAAGAAACACAGGGTAAACTAGCAAAAATTAAAGCATAATCATGATAAACTTCGAAGACTTTTTATCGGAAGGCAAGAAATTGCAAATCAAAAGAAAATATACAGAGAACCACCCTGCTCAAACTGTAGGTAAAACTGCTAATGTAAGAAATGCAGTCCTACAAGCTATTAAAGACGGTGTAGTGACAAGAGAAGAGTTTAACAAGATTCTTTCCGAATTATCTACTAGTTCAAGCCAATGGGCTTCTAGAAATAGAAAGTACTTTAATGTTTCTGAAGAGGGTGTAAAGCTTTCAAAATGGGGTCGTAGAATTCTAGCTGAACTAGATGAAACTCCTAAAGCTGCTGAAGTATTTGAGGCTACGGTAGAAATGGACGCTTTAGATCCAGATAATAAAGATTTCTTAAAATTCTTAAAGAAGAATAGAGTTAAGATTATCAATAAAGTAATGGACGGTCCAGGTGGTGGTACTCCAGTTATCACAATGCAGGGTAAGAGAAAAGATCTTGAAAAAGTATTAGCAGATCCAGAACTTGGATGGGACGATCCAGAACTTGGAGAGTATATCGAAGAGTCAGTAGTTAATGAGAAGATCAAAGTTACAAAATCTGATTGGCCTAATGCTGTTGTTAAATATAAAGGTAAGAAATACGAAATAGAATTTGACGACTATGATGTGATTGATGACCACGGTAATGAGGGTAAAGATCTTTATTTCATGGGAGTAGATCAAGAAGGTGGTAATTGGGAAGTTGACGTATATGCTGATTATAGAGATGAGGTAGAAGATATTCATTGGGACACTTTAATTTACAAAGGTATTGATGAATCAGTAGTTAATGAAGCTAAATTCGTAAAAGATTTTGATAAAGCAGTTTTAGATGCTGAAACAGAAAAAGATGTTTTAAAAGTATATCCTAAAGCTGAATTTTATGTAGGTAAAATGTCACATTTCTTTGGAGAACTAGAACCAAACTTATTCTTTAAAGCTTATTATGCTAAATACTACAAACAAGACACTGGTAAATCAATTAAAGGTGATTTTAAAATTACTACGGTTTACTCAGAAAAAGGTAGCAGATATGTAAATCTACATGTTGAAGAATCTGCAATCACTGAAAACTATGAAGTTATTTATAGTGACGGTGTAAGTGCTATGAAAAAGTTTAGAAACGAGAAACAAGCACTAGACTTCATGAAGAAAACTATCGCTTCTAATAAAAAACTAAGAGATATTGCAGTCTACAAACCAGGCATGCATTCAACTACTCAAACTGAATTAGTTGTTAAATTCTGGGGAGACGGCTCTTACCTAGATAACGTATCCAAAAGAGATAAAAATTTAGCTGCTAAAAAACTAGAAGAAAATACAAATATGAAAAGTGAAATAAATTTATTCGAATCATTTAGTGACTTCGTTGGAGCTAACTTTCTTAACGAAGCAATTAAATCAGCTATATTAAGAACAGTTCTATCAAACGGTAGAGAGGGTAAAGAAGCTAAGAAAAATCTTTCTAATTTAGCTAAAGGTTTTTACAACCTATCTAAAGTAGCTCTTGATAAAATCGAAGATGAAGATTTTATTATTAGCAACGATGTATCAAAGATATTTAAAAACTACGGCGGTTCAAGCCACGTACTTTTCTTTATCTCAGATAACGAGAAAGAAAATCCATACTATGACCATAACAACGGATCATGGAATGACTATAAAATGGTTCCAGGTGGAGGTATTGTATTAGCAGCTATGTCTGGTGACAGACAATTCTATGCTAATGAGTGGTCAAGATGGGCAGGTGCTAGATCCTGGTCTAAACAGAAAAAAGGTGATGTAGACCAAATCGGTATTAACCACAAATATAGAGGTTGGGGCGCATCGGGTCTTAACAACGGTAAGAGAATTGCAGAGATGTCTGATAGAGTTATTGTTATCAACCTAGAACTAATTAGACAAAAGTATTCTACTCAACAGTTAAGAGATGCAAGAAAAGCAGCTAAAGCAGATGCAACAGCATTCAAATCTGATAAAGACTTTAGAGATGCTAACAGAAATAGATACCACAAGATCTTAGCTGATAAAGCGGCAAGTTTACCACTAGATAAAATGGTATCAGATGCAATAGACAAGCTGGCTAAACAAATCTCAGACGGTTTAAAGAAAGGTGAGAAGACTAGATACCAAGAAATTAAAATTGGTGAATCTCCAAAAGGTAAAGAAGTAAAAGCAAAAGATGCATCTCAACACATGTCAAATATCTTAGATGACTATTCTAGGTATGTAGATTACATTAGACAGGCAGAAGAATCTGAGGCTAGATATGGTGAAAAAGAATCTTACTACGAAAGAGAATCTAAGAACTATGCAAAGCAAATTAAAGAAAGAATAAACAAGATTGATAGTTTCGACTACGCTTGGTAATATAATAGAGATATGAAAACAATCCCAACATTCGAACAATTTTTAAACGAAAAGTCATATAGAATGACAGGTATCTACTCGGCCAAAGGTCTTGTAGGTAAAGTAATGCAAGCGTTTAGACAAGAGATTAAAACGATAAAGTACGAAGGTATTAATATAGTAACTCAAGAAGAAGTTAATAAAGAATGGGCAAAGTTTGAAGACAAAGCTAAAAAGATTATTTTAGATCAAGTAGAAAAAGGAGCAGGCGGCATGGATGGTATCTTATTTGTTACTGCTAATCTTTTTAATGGATTCGCCATAGATGAGGTTAATGGTTTAAATCGTGAAGATTCAGATACATTATATCTTTCATACGAGGTAGTAATTAATGTAGGCTTTATGGATGATGTTAACGGTAAAAAATTCGCTAGAAAAATCGATAAGACCGGAATGATGAATTCCCCGTTATCATACGAAAAGGAAGTTATTTACGGTAAATATGACGAGTCGGTTGGTAACAACAATCTAGAAATTAGAGATAGCGAATATATCCAAATAGACGGAAAATAATATGCCATCTGTAAGTAAGTCACAACAAAGATTAATGGGAATGGCATACGCTGTTAAATCCGGCGATATGAAAATCTCAGACATCGACCCAGCTTACAGAGACAAAGTAAAATCATTATCAGACGGAATGACAAAGAAAGACTTAAAGAAATACGCTTCAACAAAACATGATAATTTACCAGAGACGGTAGACGAAGCATTTATTGGACCGTTTGTATTTAATGACAGTATGTCAGATGAAGAATTACTAGGAATGTATAATGGAGCATTAGATGGTTATGCTAACTATGCTAAAGGAATGCACTACTCTAAATCGGAATACAAGAAAGCTTACCAAGAAATTGAAAAGATCTTAAAAAAGCGAGGTGTTGCAGTAGATGAAGATTTTGCGCATGCAGCACAGAACATTACTCCTAGCGCAAACATTGGAGGTATGGGTCCTGTGGTTCTACCTTCTGATGGTGGTGTAGGTTCTGGTGACGTTCCTTCAGTTGCAGATATTGATGATGACGAGGAAGAGGCTAAGAAAGATAAAACAAAAAAGAAATTAGAGATGGAAAACTTTAATCTATATACACAGTTTAATTCATTTGTAGGTGAATCATTGGTTAGCGAGGCATTTAAGTTTGGTAAGAAAAATCAATATTCAATTGATGATGTTAATGAATCCTATGGTTTTTGGGGTACATTAGATACTGCTGGTTTTAGACGTAAAGATATTGAAGACTGTTGGCATTCTGCAATGGCATGGTTAACTGAAGCTTACAAATTCTCTGATGCCGGAGCACTTTACTACTTAAACGCAAAAGCAGGTAGATGGATTGCAGATCAAGTTATCGAACAAAAAGGTAATAAAGATGTAGTCGATGTATTAGAAGACTATGCTACTGATGCTGAATGGAAGAAGTGGTCAAAAGAGTATAATAAGTTCGCTCAAGAAGGAAATGATGTCAGAAGCGACGGACTCCAAAATTTATGAAGAGGCCTTACTTGAAAACGCAGTAAGAGATTTACATTTTGAAACTGATCCAAAGAAAGCTGAAGATATGAAGATTGCAATCGGTACATCTCAGGGAGAAGTTACAAGAAGAAAGCAAATTGAAGGTGGTGAATATTCTTTAAGAAGATTTAGAAAAGAGATTAAATATGGTGACGGTAAAGACTTAGGAGTATTTCTTCCAGGTTCTTATGACGCTGCCACTTCTACATTAGGAGACGGACCACACAAGAAAGCGGTTAAGAAAGTAAAATGGAATAGAAAGAAATACGATCAATGGATTGAAGATGTAGCTTCTAATGATGGTTGGAAGAATGCATTCGATATGGCACAAAATGCTAAACATGAACCAGGTCTATTACAATGGGCTAAGAAAGAATTTAGAGGTGAAGATGTAATGCAAAGAATTCAATGGGATATTGAAGCATTTGCAGAATCATTGGTTACCGAAAAGAAACTGGATAGAGATGCTATGATTAAGTGGATCGAAAAGTATATGGACTTTGTAAGAACTACTGAAGAGTTTAACGGTTCTCAAGGTGGTATCTGGGTTTCAGGTGAAAATATGGACGAGTATAAGGGTAGAGTAATTTATGACTACTACTCTGAAGACTACAAGAACAGAACGTTTGGTGTAGATAACAAGTGGGAAAAGGAACTTAATAAAAAAGGGTGGTATAGTGAATGGCATGATGCAGGCACATCCATGATTTGGCCACTATAAGGACAAACTTTTTACAAAATAATTAGCCTGATATTTTTTTATGTCAGGCTTTTTTATTATATTAGTACTGTGATGAACAAGAAAAAGAAACATGATGACAAATTAGACTTCAACGGAGGATGGTCTCCGGGTGAGGCTGCGCATCATATTTCTAAGAAGATGACACAACAAACAGTATCAGATAAAACTAAGTACTCAAGAAAGAAGAAACATAAAAATAAAGACGATGAGTAAAATAGTAGTAATAGGAGACATTCACGGACACGTGAGTTGGAAGAAGATTATCGAGCTGAATCCTGATGCTACTGAGTTTGTATTCATTGGAGACTACTTTGATTCATTCTCAATTTCACATGTAGAACAAATCTATAATTACAAAGAGATTATTGCATGGAAGGAATCTACTGATGTTAAGGTAACTATGCTGATCGGTAATCATGACTTTCACTATATGTCAGATTGTGGTGGAAGATATGGTGGATATAATGTATGGCACGCACCGGAAATTGGTGAACTCTTAAAAGAAACTAAAGAACATTTACAAGTAGCATATCAGGTAGATAAGTTTTTATTTACGCATGCCGGCGTTTCGAAAGAATGGTATGAGGCCAATTTCCCAGAAGGTGGTAATATCCCAGAACAAATTAATGATCTATGGTCTTATGATAAGAGATCGTTTAATCATAGTGGTATGGAAATGTATGGTAATTATGATGGTGAAGGTCCAATGTGGATTAGACCTCAAGCCCTAAGACGTAATCCTCTTAACGATACTATTATACAAGTCGTTGGGCATACTAATATGAAAGTGATCGACTATGATGATAATCACTATTTTGTTGACTCACTCCCGCATGAGTATCTTTGTATTGAAAATGGAGTCCCAGTTATCTACGAACTTTAGTGAAACAAACTAGCATTCTTCTCTATAATAATTAAGATTTAATTAGTTATTTTATGAGCAAGAACATTCTAAAAACAGCAGACGAAATTATTAACAACAGATCCGAAGAGAAAGAACGTATGTACGGTCCTTTCGAAGAAGGCATGAGACGTGCCGCGATGATCTGTTCAGGAATGACCGGTAAAGAATGGTCAGGTTCCGATATGTATGCAGCGCTTGTCGCACTTAAATTAAGCAGACATTCTTACAACTATAAAGAAGACAATCTTCTAGATGCTGTCGCATATATCGGCGGCCTTGACAATTATATTAAGAAGTATGGCTATGGTGAAACTGAAAAGCCAATTAATTTAACTGACGCAGACGCTGGATATGGAGACAAACAATAACCTAGTCTATTTCACAGACCTAGAGAAAGACACTAATATACGTGTCGGTATTTCTGCACTAGTTGGAAAACTTAGTAGCAAACTAACTTCACATAAATCTGGATGGGCATTCCATCTAGCAAATCAATTAAAACATGCTGGTTACTCCAGTGTTTCTGTAATTACAGATAACTCAGCTTGGAAGGCAGACGATTTCGACGTGATTCTTATTGAACATGGAATGGAATTTAAAGGCAATTTTAATATCTTCGGTGGGGGCGAACGATGACTTATACCATCAAATCATTAGAATGTTCGCTCCCGGTATACGTATGTATTCGCTCCACCACGATATGCCTTGTGTAGGCACTCTAATTGAGAAACGTTTAAAGACAGGTTCAGATCTTTTTAAAACCCTTGAGGTGCAAATAGAAGACGCTAAGGTAATCTGCGCTAGTATTCCCAGAGTAGATAAAATCCAAAATACAGATAAACTCTGTTTTGGAGACTCACACAGTTTCAGTCAATATACTCCAGGTTACATGACTGATAGACATGATGGTCTAACTCTATTCGGTACTCTACGAAGAGGTATTCGCTCTTATGTACCTGAAAGCATCAAGTCACTGCGTATCTATCTAGGGAATATAGATATAAGACACCATCTTATGAGACAGGATAATCCTGCTAAATCTCTAAAAGAAATGGTATCTAATTATGAACAACAATTAATCGATTTAGAAATTGATGATATTGAAGTTATTCAGGCTCTTCCAATTGAGAATGAGTCTAGACCACTACCAAAGACTGGTTACTATAAAGATACTCCTTTTATGGGTAGTTGGGCTGAAAGAACTGAACTTGTAAAAGAGTTCAATAGATTGATAAGAGAAATGTGTACTAGAAATGAGTGGAAAACTTGGAAACATCCAGAAGTATTCTATAATTCATTTGGTGAATTAACATTTGATGTAATGGAAAAACCAAAATCAGTTCACATTGCTAGAGAGTACTATCGTTGGGATTTAGTCAATGATGAACCTAACAAAAAATTAATAAAAGTAACACAAGCATTATTTTAATGAAAAGATATAAAATATTAATAACACCATTAACAAAAACCGGAGGGAGAGGAGATGCTCCATATACCATTGAATTAGAAACCGATCGACTAGAGTGGTCGATAGAGCAGTACCAAAGAAATAGAGCTGCCTTTTCATGGGAAGTTGTAGATGAAAATTAAAACCACAAAATAT